CTCGCTTTGCTTCCCCCCTTGGTGAGTTGTCAAAACACCCACCGCTAGGTCATCCTAGCCCAGTATCTGATCAAGTTACGCTTTCGCGCAGTCTCGGCCACACGCCGTGGTCCTGTCTACCGGAGCACACCTTGTTGAGGGTATACAGGTAGTTTTGGAGGCTATCGCTCTGAATCAACCTTGCCTTGGGGGCAGGGAAGATAAAGTTTTGATAGCCGGGGTCCCACCGCGTTCCCGCGAGCTGAATGCCCGAGGAAAACGAGAATAAAGACCTTTCCCCAAAATTGCAGGGCAAACGTATCCTAGCAAGTCGTCGAATATAATCGGCGAGCCTCCAGTAACCGGCCTTGTGGGCACGGTTACTGTAGTCTATGACACGGTCAACCAGAGACGCCTGATCAGTCGCTTCGAGGCCTTTCAGCTTGAGAGGAGTGATATCGACATCATCGAAGAGGCCGACACCACAACTCTCTTTGAAACGCCGACCAATGAAGGTCTTTGCGGTATTAACGCGAAAACCGAAGTCGCGGAGGACGGTGAGAACCGTGCCCGCGATCCAGTCATCGCAGATAATATCGTCGCCGAAGACTGTCGACGTGACAGCTCGGCGACCACTGTAGCAGTAAGCGTACTCCTCACACGCTTTTGTCAAAGCGCAGAGGAAGACGGACATTACCGCGAAAGTGGTGGCGTTTCCCATCGTTGCATAACACCTGATCGGATATTCCTTACCTCCAAACAGCACCTTGGTGCTGCGAGAAGAGAAGAGAATACTGCGTAGAGACGGTACGTTGCGAAAGCACCGCCAGATCACGCATGCATCAACATAGTCACTCGCGTCGCTCAGGTCGATACTAGATCGCCCTGGAAGACGGAGTGAAGAACGCTGATGCCCCTGGTCCAGAAAGTTAATTCTCTGTCCCAGATCAGTCTGAAACGCAACACTTTCAATCACCGATCGAGCGTATTGTTGGACGTTGACTCGTCCCGCATGCTCGACGCACACTACCCGCGATCTGCGCCAGTCCTTAGGGACGACGCAAAGGCGATTAGTAGGCGAAGCGTCTTCAAAAAGGAGACCTGGTGTCTCGGGGTCCGGCAGGGTAAACCTACTAGACCGAGAGAACACAAGGGGCCTTTCTAGGACGCTACGGTGGTCGAAGCAGGCACCGGAGCTGGTGTGGTAACTGCCCTGAGGGCAGCGCTCAAACCAGCGCCCGATGATCCTCTGGATTTCCGTTAACCAATAGGATGAGGAGAGAGACTTGGACGT